AAAAGAATCAAACGAATACAAAGATGATCTAGCAGATAGAATTAGATCACACGAAAATAAAACAGAAAGAAAGAAAGCTGAAAAAGCTTTTACAGCCGGAGACTATGAAAAAGCAACAGGTCATATCGGCGGTACATACAGGGAGAAATAATGATTAAAGAAGCATTTGATCAACCCAAAAAAATCGCTGCAGTAACAGCAGATGGAAGAAGAACTTATAGATATGCAAGAGATGAACAAGAACTTGCTAAGAAGCAAGACCAGTTAAGAAAAGCTGGAGCTAGTTCTATAAGAGTTGAAGAGGTTGAATATACTACAGAAGAAATTTCTTCAGTTTCAGATAGAAAGGCTCGAATAGCTAAAGGTATTTATCCTAAAAATGGAAAAGGAGAAGTTAACACTAAACATTTAATGTTTCATCAGTATAAAAAAGGATCAGACGGAAAATATGATCTACATAAGCACGATGGGTTAATTAAAATGGCTCAAGATCATGCAGCTTCAAAAAAAATTAAAGAAGGTGTAGAAGATTACATTGAAGTCAAAGGCGGCAACATGTCTAAAAAAGAAATTGAAAAACTTGTTGCTAAAAGAAAAAAAGAGTTAGGGGAAGATTTAACTAAAAGTTCTGATAAACTAGATTTATTAAGACACTTGATTAGTAAGTCTAGATAAATAGAACATATAGGAGAAAGATATGGCACTTTGGGGAAACAAAGACGATAAAGCATCAACAGGTACAGTAACTATTGCTGCTAACGGCTTAGTGACTGGGTCATCAACTTTATTTGATACAGAAGCAAAAGTAGGAAATTATATCGTAGCTAACGATGATAATTTTTTAATTAAGTCTATTACATCAAATACAGTTGCACAAGTAATTGCAGGAACAGCTGGTGGTACTATTGCAGCTGTTGGAGCAACCAATGCATATGCATTATCTGAGAAACCTAAATCACTAACAGTATCAGAAGTACATAAAGGTAATATTTCAGGTAACCCTGAAGCTGTCTTTGGTGTCGATACTGATGAGGTTGGCGTAACACAAGGCGCCGGTCATACTGGTTGGGTAAGAAGAATGCCTGGATCAGGCGGAAGAGCTGGTAGAGTACAATACGAAGTATTAGTAGCTGGTGGCATTTCTGGTGATATAGGTGAACAATCAGGTGATGGATCACTCGGTGACGATACAGAATTTGCTGATAGTTAATAGGATTTTATAATGGCTACTAAGATAAGTGAGCTTAACGCTACAACTTCGGTTACAGGGGATGATCTCCTAGTCGTTGTTGATGAGGTAGCCAATTCTTCAGCAATAGAAACAAAAAAAGTAACTGTTAATAACTTTTACAATTCATTAGGGGTTACTGGATCAAACTCGGTTTCAGCGAGTATATCCGGTAACGCACTAACAATCAGCTTATCTGCACCCGTAATCAGTAAGATCGACGTAGCTGATCAAAGGGTAACATCACAATCAAATACTGCACCTTATGCTAATACTATTAGTAGTGTAGGTTCTAATGCAGTATTCACAGCTAATAGCTCAACATTAAAACTTTCTTTCGATGGATCAATTAAAGGTTCCGTTGCTAATGATGCGAACGGAGTTCCTGTTATAACAATTGATTCATCTGAAGATATAATCCAAAACCCGATATACAATACAGTCAGAGCGACTAAGGTGAATTTTTCTGGAGCAGCAACTCCAGCTAACAATTCATATGTTAACTCTACATTTGAAGCAGTCCAGGGCGATATGTTCTACGACTCAAATTACATTTATGTTGCAGTATCTAATACAGAAATCAAAAGAATTCAATTATCAGCCTTCTAATATTAGTAATATAAATACTATTATAGGAAAGATTTATGGTTGAAATTTTACACTCAGCTAACGCAAGTTTATACGCCGCCAAGAATTACGATAATCCTGGATGCACAGATACACTTGAATTTTATGATGATCTAAAACGATTTAAGTATATAAAAAGATTACTTAATAAATTTAGAGAAACTGACATACTGAAGTACAGATTAATAATGAATCATATTATTGTGATTTATAACCAGTTTGGTCAAGAGGCAGGAACACGTTTATTGTTTTTGAAGCTTGATGGGTATCATGGTGAAATAATTCCATTTCTTAAATATTTAAACAGATGCCCGGATTTAGTCCCTAAGATAGGACTTCCAGTAAAAGATATTGTTACTGATAATATTAAACAAAATATTAAAGTAGCAGAGATTTTACAACAAGAATTAGGATAAACCTATGAAAAATTATTTAGAATTTATTGAGGAGAAAAATTATGTTAAATTGGCTAAAGAACTTCCTGAATCCGACGCCCCCACTAACGCAGTCGGCTCAGGTGAAATCGCCGGTGGTGGATACAAAGGTATCGACGACATCAAAGTCGGTCGTAAAGCCCGTAAAAAGTACAAAGATAAGCAAAGCCAAGTTAGGTAAGCTTACTAAAGTACAGTTAGAAGCAAAAGGTAGAGAGCTTGGTATTGAGTTAGATAGAAGACTCGTTAAAGCCAAACTTGTAGACCAAGTATATAAAGCTCAGTAATGAAAGAAGCGCTATTAAACTTATGGAACTCGTTCTTAGATTTATTTAGAACTCGTTATATAGTTTCTGTGTCTTATAACTCTCAATGGGGAGATGCTGATGATAAAACCTATACTAATGTTAGGAAAATTATCAAGACAACAGATAAAATATTAATGTTTACAGATAAAGATAAGAACAGAGTTGTAATAAGAAGCGCTGCAGGGCTTAATTATAGAATAGAGGTACAGTAATGCAACAATTCTTTATAGCAATAATTTTAGTCCTAGGACTAGGAGGCTATTGGTTATATAATGAGAATGAAACTCTAAAAGCAAATAATATTAAACTAGAAGCAGCTGTAGAAGAGCAAAAGCAAACTATGGCAATAATGAAAGAGAGTTTTGAGAAACAAGGTAAAGCTCTTAATAACCTTTCTAGAAAAAATGCTCAGATTGAAGCTGAGAAAGAAAAATATTTAGATATTTTTAGAAGACATGATCTTAATAAGCTAGCAATTGCAAAGCCTGGACTAATAGAACTAAGAACAAATAAAGCAACAAAAGAAGTATTTGAGACAATTGAAAATGATACAAAAGTTATTGACAAACTCGACGATCCTAAGTCTAGTAATAGTACTGAGTAGTTGTTCACTTATACCTACTAAACAAATAGAGGTAGTAAGTAAACCTATTCAATTAGAAATTATACATCCAGAAATGCCTAGAGAAATCTCTTTAGGAGTTCCGAGATATTATGTAGTTTCTGAAGCTGTTATTACAAACCCTTGTAAGCAAGTAATGAAACTTGATGAGAATGGTAATCACATTGTTAAAAAAGATGGTACACATCAATTAACACGACCTAAGTCATGTGAGTTAGAAGAAAGAGAAAATCCTGAATGGCCTGTTGGTTATACATATCTAGATAGATTTCTAGACGATATGAAAAAACTAAATAATGGTGATGTTGTGTTTTACGCGCATTCAACTCAAGATTATGAATTGATGTCAGCTAATTTACAAGAACTTCGAAGATATATTCGTGAAGTTCAAGAAGTAGTTATTTATTATAAAAATGTAACCACTAATGAACCAAAGGAATAATATTGGCCACGCAAGCTCAAAAAATCGCGGAGATAGAATCTAAAGTTAATTCTGTAGCAGCTGAATTACGTTTTCAAGAAACGTTAATGGCAAGAACAGAAAGTATTATATCTGATATAGCAGAGCTTACAAGCGAACTTAAATCAAAAGCAGCCGTTCAAGACGAGAGAATGGGTCGTATGTTAGAAGAGTTAAAGCATAATCATGAAGATATTGAAGATCTAAGAAGAAGCAATCTTAAACAAGATACAGAGCTTCTTAATAAATTAGATAGAATAGAAGAAAGATCTGCTAAAAGATTTGAAGCTATAGAAGAAAGAATGTCTACTCTTGAACAATATAAATGGTTCATAATTGGAGCAGTTACGGTCATATCCTTCCTTATGCAAATGGCCGGTGAATTAATGCATATGAGTTGATTCTCACCCCCTAAGCCACTATAATAATACTATGTCTGCGTGGCTAGAATCTAAATATATTAACCTAATGTCTAATCAGTTCTCTGTGTTTAAGAGAAAGTCTGATAAGCTTTATAATGTTCGTTGTCCCGACTGTGGAGATAGTACTAAGAATAAATTTAAAGCTAGAGGTTATTTTTATTTAAGAGAAGGTAAATGGTTTTATAAATGCCATAATTGTGGCTATGGAACTAACCTATCTAACTTCATGAAAAAGCACTCCCCATTACTTTATAAAGAGTTCATGTTCGAATTGCTCTCTGAAGGGGAGACAAAGGATGATGTATTGTCTGAGCCTAAAAATAAGGTTTTACCGATTACTACTGGTTTATGGCCTTTAAAGAAATTATCTAAGATATCAAGCCTTCTTCATAGTCATTCAGCTAAGATGTTTATTAGAAATAGAATGATACCTAATCCGTTTCATGCTAGCCTTTTTTATACATCTGATTTTACTAGTTTTGTTAACGATTTAATACCTGAAAAACTTAAAGAAGGTACTAAAGACCCTCGTGTGATTATACCATTTATTGATAAGAAAAAAAACTTATATGGATTTCAAGGAAGATCGATTTCTAAGGATTCTATCCGCTATATAACTATACTGTTGGATGAAAGTAAGCCTAAAATTTATGGCTTAGATAGAGTAGATTACAGTAAACCTGTATATGTATTCGAAGGACCTTTTGATTCAATGTTTATCCCGAACTCTATTGCAGTATGCGGATCAGATATAATTCAAGCTCTAAGTCAAGTACCTGAGCTAAACAAAGATAACACGATAATAGTATATGATAACGAACCGCGCTCACAGACAATCACAAAGAAGATAGATACCTCTATAGATTTAGGTTATAAAGTCTGTGTGTGGCCTTCTTTTATAGCTGAGAAAGATATTAATGATATGATAATGAACGGGATGAAAGCAGCTGACCTTAAATTAATTATAGATAACAACAGTAAAAAAGACTTAGAAGCAAAGCTTGCTTTATCAGCTTATAGGAGATAAAATGTACAAATATAGAGTAGACGTAACAAGAGTAGTTGATGGTGATACCGTCGATGTAGATATAGATTTAGGTTTTGGAATGACATACAAAAAGCAAAGAGTAAGATTGTATGGTATAGATACTCCAGAATCCAGAACTAGAGATTTAGTAGAAAAGAAATATGGTAAAGCAGCTAAAAAGTTTTTACAAGAAAAAATAGAAAGTGCAAAAGTAATAACATTATATAGTCATGATAAAGGTAAGTTCGGAAGAATTTTAGGTGAACTATTTATTGATGGGTCAAGTGACCTTTCTCTTAACCAGCTAATGATTAATAATTATCATGCAGTAGCCTATCACGGGCAATCTAAAGAAGAAATTGAAGAAGGACATTTAGCTAATAGAGAAAAGGTTATTTTAAATGATTGAAGTAATAAAAAGAAATGGTAAAAAAGAAGCCATCAATATAGAAAAACTGCATGAAGTAGTTGAGTTTGCTTGCTATGGTTTAGCAGGTGTATCTTCTTCTGAGGTAGAGTTAAAATCACAGTTACAATTTTACGATGGTATGACTACTATAGAGATTCAAGAAACTCTTATTAAAGCAGCTGCTGATCTTATCTCAGAAAATACTCCTAACTATCAATATGTCGCAGGTAGGTTAATAGCGTATAGTCTTCGTAAAGAAGTTTATGGAAGCTTTGAACCCGAATCAATATACGAACATGTTAAAGATAAAGTTGACTTAGGATTCTATGATGAAAACCTTCTAATGTGGTATACTAGACAAGAGTTTGATTTAATGGACTCTTGGATTGATCATTCTAAAGATGAAAATTTAACATACGCAGCAATGGAGCAGTTAAGAGGTAAATATCTAGTTCAAAATAGAGCTACTAAAGAGATATTTGAAACACCTCAAATGGCATTTATGCTGATAGCTGCTACTTTATTCCATAAGTATAATAACGGTGATAGATTACATTATGTCAGAGAATTATATAACGCTCTTTCTAACTTTGATCTCAATCTTCCTACTCCTGTCATGGCTGGTGTTAGAACTTCAGTAAGACAGTTTAGTAGTTGTGTTCTTATTGAAGCTGATGATAGTTTAGAAAGTATAAACGCTACAGCAAGTTCTATAGTTAAGTATGTAAGTAAAAGAGCTGGTATTGGGATTGGTGCAGGTAGAATAAGAGCCTTAGGTTCACCTATCAATGGAGGTCATGCTACTCATACTGGCGTAATACCTTTCTTTAAGCACTTTCAATCAGCTGTTAGATCTTGCTCTCAAGGAGGAGTGAGAGGAGGAGCTGCTACCCTTTATTACCCTATATGGCACTATGAAGTAGAAGATCTATTAGTTCTAAAAAATAATAAAGGTACAGAAAATAATAGAATAAGACATCTAGATTATGGAGTTCAGTTTAATAAACTATTTTATGAAAGACTTCTTGCAGGAGAAGATATTACTCTCTTTTCTCCTTCTGATGTTCCTGAACTTTATGAGCCGTTTTTTACAGATATAGAAAAATTTACTGAGCTATATGAAATAGCAGAGAGAAAGACCTCTATTCCTAAAAAGAAAATACCTGCAATAGATTTATTCTCTTCTTTTATGCAAGAGAGAAAAGATACTGGTAGAATTTATCTTATGAATGTAGATCATGCTAACGATCATGGATCTTTTATAAAGGAGAAAGCTCCTATAAGGATGAGTAATTTATGTTGTGAGATTGATCTTCCAACTACCCCATTAGAAGATATTAATGATAAAGATGGTGAGATATCATTATGTACATTAGCTGCTATTAATTGGGGTAACATTAAAGAACCTAAAGATTTTGAAAAGCCATGTAACCTAGCAGTAAGAGCATTAGATGCCTTACTCAATTACCAAGATTATCCGGTCCCTGCAGCTTATAAAGGTACAATGTGGAGAAGACCATTAGGCGTTGGTATTATTAACTTTGCTTATTGGATGGCTAAGAATAATATGACATATTCTGAACCTAACTTAGAGATGGTAGATGAATGGGCAGAAGCCTGGTCTTACTATTTAATTAAAGCATCTGCTGACCTAGCTCAAGAACAAGGTATGTGTCCTGGTTCTATGGAAACAAAATATCATTTAGGTATTACTCCTAACATGACTTACAAGAAAGATGTAGATGAACTAATACCGCATAAAGAAAGAATGCCATGGGATGAGCTAAGAAAACAGTTAAAATTCTCTGGTATATCTAATAGTACTCTTATGGCGCTTATGCCTTCTGAGACGTCTAGCCAGGTATCTAGCTCTACAAACGGTATTGAGCCCCCTAGAGCTTTAGTCTCTGTAAAGCAAAGTAAAGATGGTATACTAAAGCAAGTGGTTCCTGGAATACACCATTTAAAGAACAAATATGAGTTACTATGGGACCAGAAGTCACCAGAAGGATACTTAAAAATTATGGCCGTTTTACAGAAATATGTAGATCAAGGTATAAGTGTTAATACATCTTATAACCCTGTTCATTTTGAAGATGAAAAGATACCTATGAGCTTAATGCTACAACATATGTTAATGTTTTATAAGTATGGAGGTAAACAATTATATTACTTTAATACTTATGATGGTGCTACTGATGATTTTGAAGAGCCTGCACACCCTTATGCAGAAGGTACAGGCGTAGAAGAAGATTTTGAGGATGATGACTGCGATGCCTGCAAAATCTAATAGTCCTAGATTAAGAGGAACAAATAATGATTTCGCTTGTTGGGAATTAAGATGCTGTTTAGATGATAATAAAATGCATGCGTATGAAAAGTATTTTAAAAAGCATGCCAAAGATAAAGTAATTATTGATCTAGGAACAGGCCCTGGGATAATGGGATATCTTGCTCTCAAAAATGGAGCTAAAAAAGTTTATTGCATTGATTATATTAAGCAGTACTTAGACGTAGCTAAAACAATGTTAGCTGACTTTGATAATGTAGAATTTATTCAAGGAGATGCAAGAAATTTAATATTTCCTGAAGCAGATATAATAATACATGAAATATTTGGTCATAACGTATTTGATGAATATATTTATAATATTAGTCTTAATCTTCATAATCAAAAACTATTACATAAAACTACTCCAAGAAGAATTGATTGGTTAAAATATAATGGAACCTATAACGGTCCTGCTCCAGAACATAGATTATATGTAAAAGATGACTTTCCTGATCAGACTCAAGAATTTCATCAGCTATATATTAAGCGTGTTGAAAATTTTAATGAAACTAATATAAAATACGAGCCATATTTTGAAGATCAAAGCGGTACTAATTTTATTGAATTAGGTTCAACTGACCTTACTAAAATAGATAATATGTCTTTTGTTCCAGAAGCAGTAAATTTGGAAGATTATACAATTCCAATTGGTAAAAAAAATGCTGAACTATATGGATGGCACGCTTACTTAGATGATGAAATCTTCTTCTCTAACATAGTAAGACCTAATAATAATTGGGGCCCTATGCCAGCTGGCCGTCAGCATTGGAATAGATTTAAAGAAAATATACGATTTGGAACTAACAAAAACCCATACACAAGAGGAAAGAAATGTCCGTTTTCAAAATAAATAAAAGCAGTTCTAAGAATAGAGCGATGTTCTTCGATGGAAGTGTTGATATTGCTCGTTATGATGATATAAAATATCCACAGTTAGATAAATTTACAGATAAACAATTAGGGTTCTTCTGGAGACCAGAAGAAGTTGACATACTTCGGGATAACAAAGACTTTAAGGACTTATCAGATGCCGAACAACATATATTTACTTCTAACCTTAAAAGGCAAATACTACTCGATTCTGTACAGGGCAGAGCTCCTAATTTGGCGTTCTTACCTATCGTCTCGCTTCCAGAGTTGGAGACGTGGATTGAGACGTGGTCCTTTTCTGAAACTATTCATAGTAGATCTTATACTCACATCATTAGGAATATTTACTCTGATCCTTCTATTGTATTTGATAACATGCTTAATATAAAAGAGATCACAGACTGTTCTGATAGTATTTCACGTTACTATGATAATCTAATAAGATACAATGATGATCCCAGAAGTTACGGGACTTTACAGCACAAGAAAGCTCTATGGTTATGCTTAAATGCTGTTAATGCTTTAGAAGGAGTTAGATTCTATGTTTCATTTGCTTGTAGCTGGGCATTTGCTGAGTTAAAGAAGATGGAAGGTAATGCTAAGATTATTAAGTTTATTGCAAGAGATGAAAATCTACACTTAGGGTCAACGACATCTATACTTAAGTTAATTGTTAAAGACGATCCGCAGATGGCTAGAATAGCTAAACAGTCAGAAGAAGAAGTATTAGAAATATTTAAAGAAGTAGTAGACCAGGAAAAGAAATGGGCTGAATATTTATTTAAAGACGGTTCAATGATTGGTTTAAATGCTAATGTGCTAAAAGATTATGTTGAATGGATAGCAGCTAAAAGATGTTCTGCTATTGGAGTAAAACATAATTTTAAAGGTGGGAGTAACCCTCTTCCATGGACTCAGAAATGGATTAGCGGAGGTGATGTTCAAGTTGCTCCTCAAGAAACAGAAATATCTTCCTATATTGTTGGAGGAGTTAAAAAAGACGTTGATAAGGATACGTTTAAGGGATTAAGTTTATAAATGAAAGAATTAGGAATGGCTTTATTTGGAACAATGGCAATAGCATTGTTCTTTGGTTTTAAGATATATCCAGACTTAGAGTACTCAGGGTATAGTAGTACTGGATCATGTTATGGAGAATGTTATGAAGAATATGTTAAAGTTAATGGTACAGTGGTTGAAATCCTTCAAGCAAAAAAAGCAGAGGCCGCATCAGATCCATATAGTTCCATTAGAGGACTTTGGGCGGGATGCGCTGCGTGCCATGGACAACAAGGCCAAGGGATGGGAGCCTTCCCTGCGCTGGCCGGAAGAGATAGTGAATATGTATCTCAAAGATTATACGCCTACAAGAACAGAGAAACAGTAGGAAACATGAGCTCAACAATGTGGGCTCAAGCTGGAATGCTTTCTGATGATGATATTCAAACTATAGGTAAATTTATCGAGGAGACAATGCAATGATCACAAGAGTTTTATGCATGGAATGTGACTTCGAAGGTGAAGTTAATCATGAAGATAAAATTTTTAAAGTGAAATTCTGTCCTAGCTGTGGTGAACAGCTTGAGTATAGAGACGAACAAGATTATGAAGATGAGCATCTGGACCTATAAAGGTAAAGTAGTAAATGAGCTACCAGATGATTGTGAAGCTTTTGTTTATATAATTACCAATACTACTAACAATAGAAAGTATGTTGGTAAAAAACTAGCTAAGTTTAAAGTAACTAGACCACCTCTTAAAGGCAAGAAGAGAAAGAGAAAATCGTTTAAAGAAAGTGATTGGAGAACTTATTGGGGTTCATCTGATCATCTTAAAAACGATGTAATGGATCTAGGGGAAGATAAATTTACAAGAGAGATATTATATTTCTGTCCTAGTAAAGGAAGCGCTGGTTACTTAGAAGCTAAGGAGCAGTTTGATAGAAATGTATTGGCTTCAGATGATTATTATAATGGTATTATCAATGTAAGAATTGGTCAATCAGATAACTTACAAAAGATATTGAAAGAAATAAATGAATAAAATTATTATTAGCACCAACGAAAATTCAGATATAATTCCGATAGTTAATTTATTAAGCAAAGAAAGTAAGAAGTCTATTGCTATTCAAGATTATAAAAAAGCATACAATTTGTTACATAATTATGATTTTCCTTTATATGATCAGCTTATTTCAGACGGACCTGGATATGAATTAGAAGACAGCTTTAAAGAAAACATTTATGCTAATTATGATGTTGTTGTTGTACATATTTTAACTTTAAATATATTAGCAGAATCAATAATGAATAATTTTAATAGTATAATATTTGATGGGAAGATATCATCAGTAAATAGGCATAGAGGCACTATTAATTATGCTCGTAAAAACTTTAAAGAATTTATTTTCTTAAAAGATGCAGATAATAAAAGAGAAAAGATTGAAAAACTATGGAGAAAAAATGATTGAGATATATGGAAAAACTAATTGCCCCTTTTGTGATAAAGCAAAACAACTATGTGAAAGAGAAGATTTAGAGTTCACATATAAACAACTAGATACAGATTTTACTAGAGAAGAGCTCTTTGAACAATTTCCTGGAGCAAGAACATTCCCTCAAATTAAGTTTGATGGTGAAAATATAGGTGGATATGATAGCTTAGTAGCTAAACTGGAGAATTAATTATGGATTTAAAAATTGTAGGCTCAGATGGAGCTCCTCTTTCAAAAGAGAAAAAAATAGTAGGGCTTGATGGTGCTGCTATAGAAACTAACGAAGTTGATAAAGATGCTCAAGGAGGCACAGAGCAGATGAAATATGGATTGCATGAGAGGCTTCCTAAAGAGCTATTAGAGCAATTTCAAATTATCTGTTCTAGAGTAAGAGAATTAGACGAAGATAAGAAAAAGATATTATGGCTTCATGACCTACCATTAGATCCAGAATCAGCTCATTTAAAAGAACCAGAGAATCAAGACAAGTTTGATAAGATTGTATGTGTATCTCAATGGCAAATGCAACAGTATGCTAATTTCTTAGGAGTACCATATGGTAAGTCTGTAGTTCTTAAAAATGCTATTGAACCTATCGAAGCACATGAAAAGCCTGATCCTCAAGATGGTATAAATTTAATCTATCATACTACTCCTCATAGAGGTTTAGAAATCTTAGTTCCTGTCTTTGAGCAAATATCTAAGATGTATGATAATATTCACTTACATGTATACAGCTCCTTTGATATCTATGGTCCTGAATGGGCAGAAAGGAATAAGCCTTACCAGCCGTTATTTGATGCTGTAGAAGAACATCCTCAGATGACATATCATGGGTTTAAGCCTAATTCAGAAGTAAGAGAAGCTCTTAAATCTGCTCATATATTTGCATATCCTTCAATATGGCAAGAGACCTCTTGCATAGCTATGATGGAAGCTATGTCTGCAGGAACTATGTGTGTTCATAGTAATTTAGGTGCTCTTCCTGAGACAGCTGCTAACTGGACCTATATGTATCAGTTTAATGAAGATCCTCAAGCACATGCTAACGCATTTGGTCAATGTCTTATTGAAGCAATTGAATTATTTAATAAACCTGAAAAGAAACCTATGTTAGATCAACGTCTACACATGCAGAAGGTATATGCTGATAGCTTCTATAGTTGGGCTACTAGATCAGTAGAATGGAAAGGGTTATTAGAGTCGATGATAGAACCTAAGAGTTGATTTATAGTTCCTAAGTTCATATAATGTATGTATGGAATGGTTAATTGTATTATTATTTTTAGGAGGCATAGTTTATATAGCCTATAACGCTTTTGTATTTGCGTTGTGGTTACTTAAAAAAATACTTCCTGCTTTATTTTTATTAGTCATTCTATTTTTCATTGTTATATTATTTTAGGAGGTATTATGAGTATAAACGATGTGTATGATAAATTAGATTCTTTAGAGAACGATGTGGATAATAAAATATCTACTCTTACAGATCTAGTAGAAGCTCAAAGTAGAGTTATCGAAAGACTAGAGAGTTTACTTGACGGGTTAGATAACAGATTATGACAGATAAAGAAGTATTACTTGAACGATTAGAAAAAGCAAGAGCAGCAAAAGCTGCTAAAGCTGGTCCTCCGAAGTACTCTATGTATTCAAAGCATGTAGTTAGCTTACCGGATGATGATCCTCTTAGCCTTAAGACTGTTAGAGGATGGATTAAAGAAGTACAAAGTCAAATATCTGCATTTAGACATCAATGGCGAGCAGGTGATAAGAAAGCTCAAGCTAAGATGGCTCAGTTTCAAGGCTATAAATCTCAATTAGAGAGTTATTTAAGATCAGGAAGTTATGTTAGTAAATTCCAAGGCCCTAATATGGATCAGCTTACTAAATATAAATGTATATCAATGGCATACTACTCTGATGGTAGACCTAAAAGAAACATAGGTGTTTGGTATCCTGATGTACGTAAAGAATGGACAATTGAGGATGATGATATGGAAAGAGCTGCATATAATCTGCCTCCTTACCCTCATGCTGGAAGAAATAAGAAAAAGAAATGATGCAATTTAGATACTTAAGTTTTAAATGGCTTAGAGACTGGTTTGATAAACTTATAGAGAAGTCTTGGCAAAGAAAAGCTAATAGGCTATTTGATAAGTCAAACATCAAGTACAGAGACGGGGATAATACATAGCATAAATATGTCTATACAAGGAGACAAAATGGCTAAAATTATTCCATTCCCAGGTATAGACCCTGAGACTTTAAAACCCTTTATGGAGTCTGAAGAAGAGCAAACTAGAAACTATTGTATTGATGTTGCTTTAGATATGTCAATAGGTGTATTTAATAAGCTAGATGTTAACCCAATAGCAGCTAAAGCTCTTGGTAAGCATCATCAGCAAGATATGGTTATGATTCATGAATCAATTAAATCATGTTTATTAAGAATGTATGGCTTAGAACACCCTTTACAGAAGACTGCAAACGAGTTAGATTTAGAAAAACTTACAGACATTAAATTTCAAGACTAGTTGCCTTTTATATAAAAAGCGACTATAATAAAAGATAGTTATGATTATATGTGATTTAAACCAAACGATGATATCAAACCTAATGGCCCAGATTGGTGGTCAGAAAGGTGTTGATGTTAATGAAGACCTTCTACGTCATATGGTACTTAATGCCATAAGAGGTTACATTACTAAGTTTGGTGATAAGTATGGTAACTTTGTTATAGCAAGTGATGATAAACATTATTGGCGTAGAGATGTATTCCCTTATTACAAAGCTCATAGAAAAGCCTGGAGAGATCAATCTGGAATGGATTGGAATCAAATCTGGACTAGTTTAAATACTATCAAAGCTGAGCTTAAAAAAGTATTTCCATACAAATATATACATGTTGATGGTGCTGAGGCAGATGATGTAATAGGTACCATCTGTCATAACTATGGTAGAGAGCTTAATACAGGTGAGCCTATACTTATTCTCTCGGGTGATAAAGACTTTATACAATTGCATGTATATGCAAACGTTAGTCAGTACGATCCAGTTCGAAAGAAATGGATTAAGCATAGTAATCCTGTTGAATTTTTAGCTGAGCATATACTCAGAGGAGATAGAGGTGATGGTATACCAAATGTTCTATCTAAAGATGACTGTTTTATTAATGGTAGGCAGAAACCGCTGCGAAAAACTTTTATAGAGAAGGTAGGTCTTAAAGGAGGTGAACCGGACGTACCTGACGAAGAGATTAGAAGAAACTATCATAGAAATAAACAGCTTGTTGATCTTACAGAAACCCCTTCTGATATACAGCTAAATATATTAGAGCAGTTTCAACAACCTGCTCCCTCGAGAGATAACTTATTTAATTATTTTGTTGATAAAAGACTGAAAGGTCTTATGCAACACATTGGAGAATTTTAATTATGCACACATTAGGCGTATTCGAAGTGTTAGAAGAAACAGCTAAGCAAGGTACTACTGCTAATAAAGTAAAGTACTTACAACAGAATGAGAGCTTTGCTCTTAAGACTGTGCTTCAAGGCTGTTATCATCCTGACATTAAATTCCTTTTACCAGATAGCGTACCTCCTTATAACGAAGCAGATGGTACACAAGTTGAGACTAGATTTCTTTCTATGGCTAAGAAACTAGACATTTTTATTGAGGGAGGAAGACCAGTTAGATCTCAAACTCAAAGAGAGATTTTGTTTATTGAGTTACTAGAGTCTATCCATCCTAAAGATTCAAAAATACTTATTAACATGGTTAACAAAAAGAACCCTGCTAAAGGTATTACTAAAGCACTCGTTAAAAAAGCCTTTCCAAGTATCTTACCTGAGTAATGTCATCTAAGGCGGATCACCAGTACTTTGACGAGTATACTGGGATAAAGAATCATTCCAACAGACTCAAAGGTTGGTTCGCTCCTATACATGAAACAAAACTAAGACTCAATTATACTTATTATAATAGCCCTGAAATCACTCAGAGAATTATAGATTGGTATAATAAGATAGATCCAGGCGGAGAGCTATATGATTATTCTATAATAGATGACGGCTCTCAAGATAAACCTATTACTGATATGGACATACCAGCTTGGTGGACTGTATGGAGAATAGATAAAGATCATGGATGGAATAATGAAGGTGCTAGAAATTGTTTGATAAAAGAATCTCGAAACGAATGGAATCTAATGATGGATTCAGATTGGGTTATTTCTGCAAGATGCTTACAAAGTATATCAAATAATATAGTATTTTTAGATAGTGAGTTTATGTATTTTCCTGGTAACTTTGGTCCAAAAGTAGGACGTAATTCATATCTAGTGACTCGTACTGAGTATTTAAAAAGAGGAGGCTATGATCAAGCCTTTATAGGTTATCATGGTAATGATTATTCTTTACTTAGATATAATAAGCCATATAATTACAGTGATTTCTTTTGGTTTCATAGATTAGAACAAGATGTTGTTGATCCTGATGAAAAGAAAAGAATGGAAGAGGTTAAACGTTTTCACAATCTTATGATAGAGCTAGAAGAGAAAGGATATGGGTATAGATGTCCTCATGATAAACAAGATTTTACCTGGACTGATGATGAAAAGCATAAGGAAATGTGGGTAAGTTTAGATTACGAAAGGTTGCAATAATTAGTATTTTGGGTTATAATATAGTTATATTTAATTAATAAGGAGAATAAATATGACAATATTAGTAATTCAAACTCAGTATCAAGAAAACTACGCAGCTCATAATGAGAATTATAAGCATGGTATAGATGAGCCGTATTGGAAATTTAAAGGCGGTACTACTTACTATGTAAGTGATCTTTCTGAGAAAGATATCAACGCTATTGTAGAGAAAGGTATTCCTAATATCGAATCTCTTATTACTTATGACAATGCTGGCTCTAGAGAGTATATCTTAGATTGGGAGCTTAGAGAGCCAGGTAAAGGTGATGGTCCTATTTGTGAGAAATGGGAAACACCAGTAGAGTTATGGTATGATAGATCTGATAATCAGTGGAAGGCTAGAACTTTTAAAACTGATGATGATGAGTTTCCAATGTGGAATAAAGGTATTATAGCTAGAGCTCAGCAATGGGTATGTGAGCCAGAAGGCGGTAGAAATAACTTCCAGCAACAGTATAAAACTAAGAATGGATGGTTTGATTATAAAGATGAAAAGCTTAGAGAGGAGCTAGTTGCATGAAAAAAATATTAACAGATTGTGATGGAGTATTGCTCGACTGGGCATACTCCTTTGAGAAATGGATGAAGTTCCATTTTGATATGACTGTTGTTGATCAAACTGAGTATGATATTGCTAAGAGATATCAATCAGATGATCCTAATTTGAGAAAGGATAATAAGTTTTATGTACCTAGAATCTTTTGTAACTCAAGTAGAATAGCTAGCTTAAAGCCTCTTCGTGACTCAGTTAAATATGTTAAGAAGATATATGAAGAGCATGGAGTTACCTTTGATGTAGTAACATCTCTTTCATTAGATCCTGAGACACAAAAGCTAAGAAAATATAATTTAAGAAAGGTCTATGGTGATGCTATAGATAGAATTGTATGTTTAGATACTGGTGAAGATAAAGATGAAGCATTAGAAGAGTGGAGAGACTCAGGACGTCTCTGGGTAGAAGATAAACCAGAGAATGCTGTGCTAGGAGCAGAGATGGGATTACAGTCTATTCTAATTGATCATCCATACAATAGAGACTTCAGTCATCCTGATGTCACTCGAGTAAAGAATTGGAAAGAAGTATACGAGATGATAATTGATTAAGCTAAATACTACTATGAGAGGTATAAATTAATGCCTACTTATTCATTTAAGAATAAGGAGACAGGAGAGATCCATGATCTATTCCTTAAATCTTATTCTGCAAAAGAAGAATATCTTAAAACTAACCCACAACTTGAATCAACCATTACTCAAGCCCCTTCCTTGGGATTTGATACAGTGTCTCTTGGTGTAACTAAGAATGATTCAGGGTTCAATGATATGATGCAAAGAATAGGTGATGCAAACCCAGGATCTGCAGTAGAAAAAAAATACAACAGAAGAACAAGTAAGCGTGTAGCTGTCGATAAGATAGCTCACAAATATGGATATAGGAAAGGGAGCAAGTAATGACATATAAGGAAACGTATGCCAAAACTTACAAGAAAACAGAAAAGAAGATTAGCTATGCAGGAAATATTAGACCAGCAAGCAAACTTTACGAGCAAATTCTCACCAAAAGAAGTAAATCCCCTTACAGATACTCAGGATGATGTATTCGCTGAGTACGATAAAGGACAACATTTATTTTTATATGGTTACGCAGGCACAGGTAAGACATTCTTATCCTGCTACCTAGCCATAAAAGACATATTAGATAACAATCGATATAATAAGCTTGTTATCGTTAGATCAGCAGTAGCTGGTCGTGATGTAGGTCATCTTCCAGGTAAGCTTGAAGATAAGACCGCTGTTTTCGAAGAGCCTTATAATGAGGCGTTTGGTAAGCTCTTTAATAGAGGAGATGCTTATCAAATATTAAAGCAAAAGATGACTATTGATTTCATGACGACATCTTTTATAAGAGGCATTACTCTAGATAACTGTATAGTTATTGTTGATGAATGTCAAAATATGAGTGATCATGAGATGCATTCTATTATTACTAGGCTAGGTAATAACTCTAAATTAATAGTATGTGGTGATCTAAGACAATCAGACTTATGGAAAGAAGAGTCTGGTTTTAAAATGACTGCAGAGATATTCTCTAAGATGGATTCTCTGTCAATGATACAATTCAGAAAAGAAGATATAGTAAGATCTGGATTTGTAAAAGAGTATATTATAGCGAGAGAGTATGTTAGATCAGAAGACATTCAAGATAGATCCAGTGGAGTTTCCTCCGCTCAAGCGCGTTACTATAAATGGGAAAAGACATTACAGGCTAAGCGAGGATACAACAGCTCCAGCCTACCCGTCAGTAACATCAATAACGTCGCTAAAGTCTAAAGATGCAATAAAAGCATGGCGTAAGAGAGTAGGAGCAGAAGAAGCTAATAAAATAACTACTAAGGCAACAAGACAAGGGACTAAAGCTCATGAACTAATTGAACATTATTTGGTTAGTGATGAGCTCCCTACTTATATGCCTAATGAGTATGATCTGTTCACAAGGTTTAAAGAAGTAGCTGATGATAGAATAGATAACATTAGATCTATAGAAGGTCAAATGATGTCTAATTATCTTGAATGTGCAGGTACTGTTGACCTTATAGCTGATTATGAAGGTAAGATAAGTATTATTGACTGGAAAACCTCTAAAGCTCCTAAAAAAGAAGAGTGGGTTACCGGATATTTTATGCAAGAAGCAGCTTATGCTGTTATGTTCGAAGAGAACACTTCAATACCAATTACTCAATTGGTAACTATTATATCATGTACCTCAGGTGAAACTCAAATATTTAAGACTAATAGAGATAAATGGATAGGTGAATTCCAGAAATGGAGAGCACAATATAAATTAGAATATGGATCATGATAGCGTTTGAAGTCTTTGGTAAAATAAAGCAAAAAGAGAAAATAGTTAAGTTTGTAGAAGATGTTATTATGCATCTTCTTCCTTATCCCTATAAAAGAGAGATATTCATTGCTATAGAGTTCTCTAAAGATTTAGAAAATGCTGGAGAATGTGTAGGTGATAGAAACTTTGCTGACATAACTATAGCTAAAGAGATAGATGGAGAAAGAGTTCCTATCAGAGACGTAGCTCTTACTATAGCGCATGAGCTTATTCATGCAAAACAATATATAAAAGGTCAAATTAATCCAAGCAAGCCTGTATGGAAGGGTATAAACTACTCTAACGTATCATATAGAGGCTCACCTTGGGAAAAAGAAGCATATTTAATGGAAGATAAACTCGTGGAGATGTTTTATGACGAAGTTTAGTAAAGAAGAGATAGAAAATAGTAAGCGAATATTTAAGTCAGCAACACCTAAGTATACTGTTGATTGGTATCTTAAATGGGTTGCATCTATATTTGTATTAGTAGCAATGTCATATAGAGGTATTAATTCAGATATAGATTTATATCTTTCTATTGTTGGTATTGGTTTATGGCTTATTGTATCTATTATCTGGAACGATAGAGCTCTTATTACAGTCAATGGTGTAGGTTTAATCCTATTGGTAAATAATTTAATGGAGAAGCTATATGGCTAAAATATTTTTAACTGGAGGAGAAGGCTTTATTGGATCTAACTTAAATGATAAGTTATTAAATGCAGGTCATGAAGTTCATAAGCACATAGGTGATATAAGAGATATAGATGAGTCATGTGCTAATAATGTACAGCCTTATGGTTACGATTTTGTTATTCATCTTGCTGCCATGGCGGGTGTAAGACAATCACATCTTCAACCTGATGAGTATTGGTCGGTAAATGTAGATGGATCTAAGAAAGTCTTTGAGACTGTGTGGGGACCCAATACTAAGATACTGTATGCCTCCTCATCGTCTATCTATCAATGGTGGAAGTCACCTTATTCAATGACTAAAAAGGCTATGGAAGCTATTGCACCAGAAGGATCATTAGGATTACGCTTCTTTACTGTGTATGGACCAGGCTCTAGAGGTGATATGTTCTTTGATAAACTACTTAAAGATAGAATTAAGTATGTAACTGATCATACTAGAGATTGGACTCATGTAGATGACGTAACAGATGCTATTATGCTACTACTAGAAGAAGGAGAAGATATAACTGGAGCTATCGATGTAGGTTCAGGCCAGCCTTGTACTGTAGAAGAAGTAGTAGAATACTATGGAAAAGGTCCATACCCGTATAAAGAAGTAGAAGGTGAAGCAACATATACTTGTGCTAACTCTTTCGTACTAGAGTCATTAGGATGGAAGCCTAAGCATAACATTTTAACTGAGGACATAAGTGAGTACATTACCGAATAAGATATTTGTATCAATCGTAAGCTACAGAGATAAATTATTGTATCAAACTGTAGATAATTTGCTTGAGAACGCATCAAAGCCAGATTTATTAGTTGTAGGAATAGTAGAGCAGTCAGAAAATCAAACAGAAGGACTAAAAAGACTGTGTGAAAAGTATGGAGCTGAGTTAAGATATATTCATATGCCTCCAAAGTGTGCAAGAGGGTGTGCATGGGCAAGAGCAGTATGTCAACAATTATATCTAGATGAGCCATTCTATTTTCAAATAGACTCACATACATTATTTGATAAAGCATGGGATTATAATCTCCTTCAACAATATTTTAATATCCATGAAACTAAAGTAAAATTTAGTAATCAACAACATAAACCTGATGATATAGTACTATCTTCATATCCTAATTCTTTTACAGAAGAGGGTAAACATAGATACTCTACTGATACTACTACAATAAAAATTATAAAAGGTAAAGCTTTTATAGATGGATATTATTGTAGGCAAATTCTTAATAAAACTGATAGCTCTTCTGCTATTAGAGGGCACTTTGTAAGCGGAGGTATGATCTTTGCATCTTCTGAATTTGTAAAGAGAGTCCCTTATGATAACCATTATTACTTTGAAGAAGATGAGCTCTCCATAGCTCTTAAGTTGTTTACGCATAATATAGATGTATATCATATACCTAATAACCCTACATACCATCTTTATACGACTGATGAAACCAAATATAGACCTCAACATTGGGATGATCATGCTCAAGCTGGTAAGATGAGAAGAAGCAGTCATAATAGAATGAAAGAGATGATTAACGATAGTAGTAACATGGGTAAGCATTATAGGCTAGGTGAGAAGAGAAATCTACAGCAATTTGAAAATGAAACAGGTTTAGATGTAAGAAACGTTACTGTTGTTGACTCATCTAAAGCTACAATAGATGTATCCTTTGCAAAGGATGTTAAGTATGAATAAACGCAATCTTATAATATATGGAGTATATAATCCCTTAGGGTATCAAATATGGCAATGCCTTACTCCTCATAATAGAGTGTTTATGAAAGACCCTAAGTTTCCTAATGGTATTCCAGGTGTATATAATATAGAACAAGATCTATATAAGCATCCATCTATACAGAGAACGTTATATAAGCCTGTTGATGGTATTGTAATAACTAGAGACGATGAATACAACGATCAGCTTATGCAGGAGGTTAAGTTAATCGACAAAGATATAAAAATACTTGTTGTTAACGATTATGAATGCTATGAGAGATTAAAAAAGACAGGATTAAACTTGACTTTTATGGACGCTGGTACTATAATAAAGATTGAGGATCTTTACTTCAAAGATACTATGTATGTAGAAAGTGATGATTCTTATTGGGAGAATATTTTTAAATATTCATTATTTAACTTAAAGATAGAAAAATATGATAAGAAGACCAAGACCGAAGTTTCAGAAGAGCTTCAACAAAAACAAACAGCGTAGAGAACCTACGTTTGATATGCTGATGCGTCAGTTCAAGAAGAAGACAGAGAGATCTGGTATTATTCAAGAATGCAGAAAGAGAGAGTTTTACGAGAAGCCAACGGCCAAACGTAAGAGAAAGAAAGCAGAAGCAGAAAAGAGACTAGCCAAGCAGCTAAGATCTGAAAGAATGGTATACAGAAGAAGATGAACAATATAGTATACGTAGGATCAACGTCATGTGGTTTAACTAAGCTTGAGATGAACCATAGAGGGGCAAGAGAGCTTAATTATACTATGACTAAGTTCAGAAAGGCACTAGAGAATGAGCCTGAGAACTTTACGTTTGAATGGTTAGTATATCCGGCAATGCGTACTGAAATAGAAGTGCTTCAGTACGAAGATAGACTTATCGATAAGTATCTACCTAGACTTAATGAGAAGTACGATAATATCAATAAGAAGACGCTAGATACTAAACCACAGATGCGTGGTGTTTATGGAGTAACGTATGAACAAAGGGTTTAAGTTCTCTATGTACGATACTATCATAGGAACAGCTATCAACTTCCCGGCCAACTACATACTCTTCGTACTACTTAACGACGCCGACCCCTTAATCTTTGCAACGTTATGTACCTTGATCTTCTTTGTACTAGCAACCATCAGAAAGATGTGGTTATTTAATTATATGACCGAAGGTCCCGCCGCCGCAGAGAGAAGCGAAGTATACTTCGAACCCCAGGTAGTAAGCCATATAAAGAGTAAGGAGCAATCATAGATAAGAAACTAGAACAAGCGCTCAAAGACGGATACGTTACTATAACCTTTCGCTCGTTAACCACACCGGAAAATACGCATAAGGAGAACGTTACATTACAGGGCGTACTTATTAACAAACAACAAGGCGACAAGCTCATCGTTAAATCAGCTAAAGGTCCAATGATAGACATAGAGGTATCGACGATAGAGTCATGGGAGCCCGATATATTATCATGAAAATAAAGATAGAAGCAGAAATAGATACAGAGAATAGCCAAGACATAGCTACCGTACAAGAGCTCATAGAACTCCTTAGAAACGTAGTAAACAATGGCGAAGACTAAGAAACCTAACATAGGCGACATTATAGTACATAAAGAGCCGGCTTTCCAGAGAGAGTCAACCGGTAAAGTCATTCAACTATTAGGAATGCAATTTATATATGAAACAGAAGAAGGACATATCAGACATTGTAACTATTCCGAACTGTGGAAAGTGTCTAATAATAGATAACACAGTAAAAGACTTAGAACAATACAATATAGACTCAATGTTTCATAAGTCTAACTATAAGACAGTTGTAGATTGGCCTGAGAAACATAATCACTTCCATATTAATCAATATAAACCTAATGACCTAGTCAAAGAGATAGGCCGTAAGGTAATCAATACAATAAGAGAGTATGATAAAGACTTTCCTAAACAATGTAAAGTAATATACGGTGCTCATGAGATAAGACATCATGTAGATAGACTAGGTGGTATAGCTCCTCATAGTGATAGAGGTCATTATATAGGTGTTACTCTGTTTATGAATCAGTATTGGGATAAGGACTGGGGTGCATGGAACTATGTATATAACGATAACGATGGTATAGACATAAACATACCGACATTCAATAGAACAATAGTATTATACGCACCTAGACTTCATGGTTGTACACCGGTATGGGAACGTGATAAAGTACGGAGATCACTACAATTCTTTGTAGATACCGTGGAGTCATGAGACCGCGCAAACCCACAGAGAGCGTAATTTCGTTATTTTTTAAATAATTAAATAAATAATACTACGGTGTATCATAAAGAGGTGTCTAATAATAGGAGAGACACAGGTAGATAAGGGGAGAAATATATGTTCGACAGGGGGTCTAAGCGCCCTCGCTAAGAAAAGGCAACTATTTTTTCTGAAGTTCTCCGCTGATAAAACCGTTGCATTCTAGACTTAACGCCCCTATAATAGAGTGATAAGGAGAATACTATGAAACAACATTATATAGAATTAGAACATATCGCAACAACCATTGTACATACTGAAGCTCTTAATGGCAAAGAGTGTCAGCTTCTACTTAATGGCAGTAATGATGCTATGGAGATGGCCTTTGACTCTATTGCCGAGCGCATTGGTTGTAATGTTTATGTCGACGAGGACGGATCGGTTACTAGAGATCATCTTGGAAACCATTACACGGTCGAGAAGATTGTTGTCGATGGGCAAGATATAACAGCTCTATAGAGTTGATATCTCCTCGAGAATAGGTTATAATATACCTAGGAAAGTCTCCTACTTTGGTTCCTAACCGAACCGCTAAGAGTAGAATCGGGAGACTTTCTAGGAGACTTTTCGGGAGACTCTGAGGAGACTTTCTAGGCGGGCTTCAGGCGCTGTCGAATTAGGCATGTCCTATGATATCAGCTAGAGCTCTACGCTACTGCTAGCCCCCCGTTCCTAAGTCTCCTACATTCGGGAGACTTTTAGTACCCTCAGAAGTTGCACTTTTGGTCGAGATAGTATAATATTGCGGCTAGTTAAGACTCATTCTTATCTGGCAAACCACCGCTCCCCTCAGAAAGTCTCCTGCAAAAAGTTGCCCCCCGGGGGAGACTCGCGCCCTCAGAAGACCCCCGATTAGAATGAAATTGGGATAAAATTAAAATAAAATAAACATAAAAATAATATATAAATATTCTAAATAAGAATCATTCTTATTCGCGCAATATTATATTCAAACAACTAAAAAATCAACTACTTTTTCATTTATTTTCTCACTCAACCAAATCCCCCAATATTATATTCTTTCTTTAAATAAATCAACTACTTTATCAATTATTTTTCCCACCTATTAATTAATTAACTCTCTACTATATCAAATATTCTTTTATTAATATCTTCTAAATTTAAATCATACAAATAACATTCTAATACTAATACAATATCACTATCACTTAAATTCTTATTTTCAAAAATACTATCTTCATTTTTATAAAACCAAACACCCAACTCTTCACTAATATTTAATAAACCAATTCCCTTTTCATTATCATAATCAACAACCATATCAACATTAACATCATTAATATTTTCATTAAACCAACTACTAATAATCTCTACATCAACAAAATCATCAAACAATTTCTTCTTCAATAATTCAACATCATCAATTTTATAATCATCACTAATATCTTTTATATCTTCAAAACCTCTACAATTTTCATAAAAAAATACTCTAAACATAATTTACTCCTTATTAAAATTAAAATCTAATTATATACTAAATTTAAATTAATTACAAATTAAAAAAATCTAAACAATTTAAAAAAAACTCATAACCAATTATATTATTATAATCATCATCAATATTCATATCAATATATAATTTATTATAATCTAATTCAAAATCCAAAAATATATCATTTTTATTATTATTTAATTTCAATTTTAAAAAAACAAAACTAATATAAACAAAATTATAAACAAATTTAAAATAATACATAATACTCCTTATTTAATTAAAATCTAATTATAACCCATTACTACTACAAATACAAATTAATTAAATCTAAATAAGAATCATTCTTATTCGCGCAATATTATAATATTTTGTAGTAAAGTGCAACCTTTTTTTTAATTATATTTTTATAAATAAACAGTTGCACTCGAATAAAAAAGGGCGTACAATATGAACACTTAGATGGGGCCACTATTACTGGGGCGCGCTGAAGGTAGTTTAACGTTTAAACTTGAGTTGAAATACAAAGAGTCAGGACGTTAGAGCTGGAGGGCTTGATGTTTGCCACACCCCATGGGCCGTAGTCAACAGAGACGGACTAGCATATCCGAGACGATGACGTAGGTGGTAGTAGGTGCTAAGATGTAGGTCGTAGGTGATCTATTAGAATCGAAAGTTAAAGCGGGACCTAAAGCAGGTTTAAAGAGTACGCCGAAGAGCTGGATACACGTACACCGTATTAGTAGCGATGCCGATCTTAATGATACAGCATTGACAGCAGCTCAGCATAAACGCGATTGAGCTTACTAGTCGATTCGAAATAGAAAAGAATCTTACTACATAGGCCCCCCTTGAGAGTTTATTAGGACCCTCTTGACTTTAGCGAGCTAAGAGGTTATCCTCGTAACAGGACAGCAAATTATAAGCGTTGAAAGCGTAAGTAGAGCTCCCTTGTAGATGCGAACTTACACCGAAAGGCAGTAGTAGGTGATATCAGAACGTACGATAACTGAAGTACCCCTATCTTCGCGCGGACCTGGATCCTGAATTGCTTTAGCGAGTAATTGAAATACGGCAGGGGTGAAAAGTATCCTGCCACCTAAGTTTTTACATCATATTACCTCCTTATTAGATAATTGATGGGAAGAGCAGCTCGCAAGAGCTGCTTTTTTTTGTTTAAAAAAACAGTTGCACTTTGTGGGGGAATTTTATAATATTGGGGCTTTTTTCATACACACAAAAAAAGGGCAGCTGCTCGCTGCCCCTTTGGCCCAACTTTAGTAAGGAGTGGTATACTAAAAGTTGATGACTAGGTCCACCTAAAAGGATCTTTCTTAGATGGTCTGTTATATGTTCGTTTAGGTTTAACACCGAATAGAACTTCCATGAGAGTAAGTACCCTCATCGCTATCCAAAAACCTGCACCCATAATTAAAATATCCATAATACGGAGTATTATAGACCCTTTTTACAAAAATGCAACCCTCAGATAAACCCTATTATTGTAGCTAGTCCTATGAACCAGATTATAATATTAATTGTGTCTATTATTGCTTTTAATTTCTCTCGTACCCATTCCACTTATTCACTCCTGACTTTAGAATGTGGCTTATGTCTCTGCAGTAACAATAACCTTTCATTTATTATAATGAATTCTTCCTTACGATCAATAGCAAAGTTGTAATAAAGTTAAAAAGTAATTAAAATAATATTATGTTCAAAATTAAATAGGAGGAGAACATGAAAAGAAAGAATAAGATAATGGAAGCAATTTGGGGCCCATTTGATAGAAATGATCCATATGAGTGGGTTGTTTTAGGAAGTGGCTTTGTATTGCTTGCTTGGTTTTTATTAATGGGGGTGCTTTATGCGAACTAAAATATTCATGGTGGCGTCAGCCATCTTTATAGTGGTGGGTCTAATCGCAGGATTAGACTTCTTTGGTATGTTATTATTAATAGGAGCTGCTGCATTTGCAATTGGCTCTTCAATACTTGTTTCAGAACAAAAAGGAGGTAGAAAATGAACTGGGATTTTGAAAACGCAAAACAACTAGAACTTGAACTTGAGGATACTCGAGATGAATGGGAAAAGAATGGCTTTAAGACAAAAGAAGAATGGTGTAAGGCTTGCGCGTTTGATCGTGAGTTTAAGTACTTAAGTCAGGGCGGTCATCATTTTGATTATTTAACTAAAACTAGTTGAATTTTATTCTAATGAGTATACAATTATATTATGTTTTTAAATAATAAGGAGAAAAATATGAAAGCATTAAAAAGGTATACATTAATTCACTCAGCATTTTTAGATGCTGATGAGACTGCTACTGAAGTAGCGG